TTAAGTTACGGACTGGATTAAAATATTCGATATCTGCAGTCTTCCTAGGAAAGATACGTCGAATACCTTCAGAGAGTCCTGCAATTCCACCAAGATTCAAATCCCAGAATTGTCTTCCCATCGAACCGATGGCGTTAGCTTCTATTGTTGGCTGATCAGCAAATAATTGTTTATTTCCAGTCAGTGATTCTTGAAACGTTTCAGCCAAGAAACCACGAAGACCGGCTACCTCTTTGAAATTATAGAATGTGTCACTGAGCCTACTGTTAATGGACGAATTACTTCTTGGATCAGGATAGAAGTTATTTGTTAAGTATTCAGAAGGACCTGTTCCAGATGCCATCGCTAATGCTTCGCCTGGACTTCCTGAACCGCCTGCATATACAGCTCTAATTTCTTCGCGATCTCTAGACAATTGAGTCATGTCGACATCTTCTCTATGTGCCTCGGTATTTCCTAAATTGATCGCAGGACCTATGATCGGAATATTAGAAAGTAAACCAGGATGTTCTAGAGAAGGTCGAGAGTAGTAATGTTTTCTACTATAAACTGATGGGTCAATATAACTGGCAATTTCATCAAACATCGAGGTCTTATAGTTCGGACTATCCTTATAGTCAGAACGCATCAGATGATACAAGTGTGGTCTAAAGTATGATAACTGATTGCCCCAGAAATTTCCCGAACTAATCTCCCAGAATCTGCCCTTCTTTATAGAAACTTCTTTTTCTCCTTTAAATTCTTGAATAACTTCTGCTCTAGATTGACTAATATCCCATGAATCAAATAAACCAAGCGGACCACCGCCAAGCATGATACCTACAGCTCCGCCTATTAAACCACCCGTCATACCTCCTTTCATACCGCCCATATGATATCCAAGACCTGCTCCAGCCATAAATGGAGCAATACCTCTTACTGCTCCTGATAGTGGTGAATTGATAGATCCAGGAAGAAGATCTTCAGTATATTTGGCTACAGAGGTAACTCCTGCCGCGTCTAGCACTCCAGCAGATGCCATCCTTACCCCGGCATATACGTTCATTGGAACTTGATATATACCTTCGCTTAAGGGAGTTCCTTCGAACAATCCACTATTATCAACAAAGTTATCTACTGCGTCCATTCCAGCTATAAGGCCACCAACTGGAAGAACACGTTTAGTAACGAAGTTAGTGAGCATATCTCGAGGTGTTCTATAATCATCCATTCCAAGATGTAACCATCCCATAGCTCGATTGAATGTATTAAGTGCCATCATCATAGTGGCACCACCAGTAGTAACTGAGTCCGTTAAGTAATCGGTTTCTACTCCACGTACGTCTTTACCTCTAGATAAGCCAGGCATCATCTTTCCGCGGTCGGTAAAGAAAAACATCGCATCAGTATTATGTGGAATATACTTATAGCGTTTAAATCCAACACTATCGCTGAATTCCCCAAACTTACCCATTAGTAAATGGGACATTCTTTTACCTAAGGTAGAATCAGTTATATCGAGATCGGTTCCTAGACTCTGTAGACCTTCTATATATTCATCAGTAATAGCGTTATCTGGACCTTTGATATTTCGAATTGAAATAATCTTATTATGGGATGATATGATTTTAGAATATGTGCTAAAGTCTCCCATCTTTGATTTAGGCATTAATCTTCTAGCTGTTTCAAAAAATACATCAGTTGCGGGAACTTCTGGATTCCCTGTCTGATGGGCACGAATTAAGAAGTTATGATCAAGCATTGATTCATATTTCTCGAACATAGTTATATTATCACCAAAGGTTATAGTATTTAATGCTTCCTTGATACTACCCTTTTCAGTTAATGCCTTTTTTAGAGATCCAGTAAACTGTACCATGTTAGGAGAATCAAAAGCATTTGCAAATTCTTCATAACGATTAACTCTTTGTAGAGCATCAGAAATGTTGGTTATACCATTGAGAGACATTTCAGAATGCCTGAATTCAGCACCGACCTTCTCAGAGAATGAAGAGAGTTGCCTATCTAGAACTCCCCAGAAACGTCTTCTCTGCGTATTGCTATCGAAGAGCTTTCTACTTACACGCTCTTGACTAGTAGAGAATACATTATCTAATGTCTTTATAAACCATTTCGCTGATGAAACATCTGGAGTAGGCGATGTTAGGTTACTGACTTCGTTTACAAAAACATCCGAAGTAAAGATATTTCGAGCATAAGATGGGTTTTTGAATTTGGTGTAGTATCCTTTGATCCAATCTAATACGCTTGTGCCTCCTCCTCCCAGATCGAATCTCTCGCTTATTGTATCTATGAAACCCCATAATTCTTTCTCATCAGTAATACCCATGGACTTCCGTTGTTCGTATAGTTCGTGTCCAGAAAGTTTTCTTGTTCTTTCTAATCCATATATCTCATTACCGTGTTTAGTAGAACCTAGAACTCGAGTCATAACTTCAGCTATACTACTTTTATTTTCATTAGTAGAAATAGTCATTCTACCAAGACCAGTAGCTACATAATCTCTTCCAGTATCCCCTCCAGTAATGAGTGTTCCATAACCTTTATTGTTAAAGAAAAAGAATGAACCTTTCTCAATTGGCAATGAGCCATGTTTAGCGTTTTCAACTAGACGTTTAGAATAAAGATCTACTTGAAATGGAGATGATATGGTAGAAGATACTTGTTCTATAGTTTTTGCATTATGTGAGCTTGCCATTCTTTCAAGAAGAACACCCGCTTCTTCGGAACTTCTTAGACCAAATGTTTCTCGTAGAATACCTTGAGCGTGCTTCCTGTAGTCTGCCGTTTCTTTAATCTCGCTTATCCCGGGTTGATTATTAGCTATCTCTGCAAGAGCTGGAGTTACTGCAAAACTTCGTGCTTTTCCACCAACAACAGCATTAGAAAGATTTCTCTTAAAGTCACTTCGAATAAAATCAAATCCACCAGTAGTAATCTTGAGTCCTTTTAGGAAACCAAAGGGTGTATGGAAACCACTACCTTCAACAAAGTCAGCAACAGAATCTCTAAGTCTATCTATATTGAATATACCAAAGTCATAAGCCTTTTCATCTTTGATTCCATTACGTACAAATTCAAATCTACTACGATCCCGCACAAAGTCAGTAATAACTGCAGGTTGATTTGACCCATTAGGTTGTGGTCTATTTATAAGCATTGGAGCGGCTACTTCCTTTTGAAGCCTAATATTATGAGGCTCTAGGAGTTTATTGAGAAACCCAAAGGCATGACTTCTCTTAAAATCTGGATCCAACATTGAATTGAATTCTTCTCCAACACGACGAGCATCTTGCTGTGAAATAGAAGTCTGTTGATAATATTCACCCATTCTTCTTTGAAATAAATCTGAGTCCATTACGCGAGTAGCATAAGGTGTTCTAGCGGCGGATGCTGCGCTTCTATGCGCATGTCCTAACCTATGCCATATACCTTGCACTCCACGTACACTAGCAAAATCCCTCAGGGCAGTTGAATCTATCATCTCCCTCTTAAGTGTTGAATGGTATGAAAGTGCTGCCCCTACCTTAGCAGCCGCGGCTTGACCTATATCGAGAACACTTTCAATTGCCTGGGGAGTAAAACGACTATGGGCTACTTTATTAGCAAGTCGACTAGACGCTACTTTTGTAACAGTCCTAACTGCGGCAGATGATGCTTGGAATCCCAGGTTATATGGGATGGTTTGCATGTAGTATTTCATAAAGCTAGTATCTTTCATTTCTGGATACTTACTTTTATCATATTGATACATTGCATATGTGACAGGCATAGTTGCTAAATCATTAGCTATGACTGTCTTCATATGCTTAGTAAAACTTGGAGCAAAAGCTTTACCGAGTTTACTACTATTAGGTCCTGCAAAAATCCTACCAGCGGCTCTGTCTAATTTTGTTGTTAATTCTAAATCCCTGGTAATGAAACTATTTAAAGTTCTACTACTTCGTTCAAATGATTTTCTAAAGGAACGAAATTGACTTACTGCATTCTTTCTAGCATGTTGAACTTCTTTAATAGAAGCTTCACTTATATTTGGAGATCCGCGGGCTTCTCTAAGATTATAGTTTCTGAGGGCTCGAATTACTCGAGGCCCGATCTTTCTGGTTAATTTATCAGTAGCCCTGGTAACCATGTTACCCAGGAATTGACTACCTGCTATACTGAGGAATATGTGTGCAGCAGCCATGAACTATTCTTTACCGGTGATAAATTGTCTGTTTTCAAGATCAGTATTGATCTTGCGCTTGTACCCGCCCATGCGGTCTCGCTCTATATCCTCCATTAGTTTTTGCTGTGCATCATCTAGAACGACAGGATCTACACCTTTAGTTTCGCGCATATCCTTAGGAATCTTCCGCGGATCCTTCGGTGTGAGTTCTATCCTACTGATTTTCTTATTTCTAAAGTCTTGTAGATTCTTATATACGTTAACCCCTATAAGTTGCTGTAACATTCCTAGAACATCTAGACGTTCATAGTAATCCATTTTTCGATAGGTTTCCCAGATATTGGGGAAGTTAGTTAGTACAAATAAATCATAGAGACCATCGAGACTACCCACATAATTCATAGTAGCTCTATCTACCATATCGGCAAGCCTACGTTCTTGTTCTTCTTCAGAGTAACTGAAGTCTGATATCTGTTGTATTATAGCAAATAAAGACTTCCAAAAGAATGGCCTCTTCTTAATTATCTTATATAGATTGATATCAGCGGGGGTGATGTCGACGATTGATTCTTCTAGAATCTTGCGAATGATATCAGGTTGATTATAAAATGATCTATAGATTCTCCAGTTGGCGTAACTAACTGGTTTTAAGATTATTTCATGAGGTAAGTCAACACGAAGTTTTTCAAGTAAGAGAACTGAACCAGTTTCTAACACACCAGTTCTTATTGCTTTAGGGTTATAATTAGCATAACTTTCTGGATCAAAATAAAGCCGCCCTAAGAAGCCAGTTTGCTGTACAAACTCCTTTATCCTCTTAGTGGCGGGATTAATCTTAAATGTTTGTTGAAAGCGCACAATTATTCTAAATCTGAATCTAGAGTTCTATCGAGACCTTCTTCAATCTGCTCGTCGCCATCGTCTACTGATGCAGGAAAGAAACCAGAGGTAGCAATAATAACACGAACCAATTCAGCATACTCGCCGGGTTTAATCTTTTTCTCATCAATTAAATCTTTGATGTTTTCTGGATATAATGTACATTTAACAACCATGAGTCTGTCTTGGATGTTATCCTGATCTCTCTGTGTTAAGAAAACAGAATCAGGAGAAGCTTTCTCTTTCATCTGACGATCCTTCAGTTGTTCGAGATAAGCTTTACATTCAGCAACTGTTTCCTTTTCGAGATCTTCTGAATCTTTCAGATCCATTGATCTTACTAAGTAAGGTTTAATTCCTTTTAGTCTTCTCATCTTGAGAAGAACGATGTCGTGTTCTGGGTATTCTTCTTCTAGCTTTGCTTTTAAAGCTCTAACCTTGGAAAGTTCAGTATCTACTCCAGGTTTGGGACTTTCTTCCTCTCGAGGTGCTTCTGGTGTATTATCTTCTTTCTCTTCTTGCGTTGCGGAAGATAGCTCTTCCCATGCTAAATCATTTTGTTTGGGTTTTTCCTTTGAGCTTGCCATAATTCCTCTTATAGGGTTATATCAGCCATCCATTCGTAATTGCCAAGCGCAATTTTGTCAGGAGGTGTGTTTTTTCCATAGGTCACAACAGCAGTATTCGACGGATATGCTATCTGATGTCTGATATATAACATATCCTTACGATATGGATCTTCGAATAGGGGACTTTTTGTCTCTGCTCTCCTATCCTCATCTGCACGAAAACGTTTGGTTATAATAGTAGTTTTACTACCATCTGTATTATTATAATCTAATATCTTCTTCTTAAGAAGACCTACTACTCGTTCGATGAATTGTTCTTTATTTGGATAAATCAATGCTCTTGATTTAGATATCCTTTCTAGAATCGTAGCCGTAGCATTACTATTGGTAGGTATTACTTTAATCTCATTAAATTGAACATTCTTTAAATTAAGATGTCTTAGCTTTTGTTCACCTTGAATAGAAGCAGCGTATGCATCTTTATCAAAGTATTTCCAAATTTCCTCAGCTACAACTCTAAGATTTACGTTTACATACGACTGTGCAGCAAATCCTACACAGTTGTATAGAAGTTCAGTCTTAACCTTTTCTTCTTCTGTAATAGATTTGATAGTTGGATTATATAATGCAGATATTTTCTGTCCATCATCTGCATTTGAATCTTCAAAGAGATTTGTGAATATACTTACTGCTTCTATGCCTAATGCGATGATACTCTTGAAGTAACCAACCCATTCCTTTATGGCACTTCCAAACATCTTACCTATTTCATCATTATCTAGATCTAAACGCTCATTCACATATGTAGCCATTTCTCTCTGATAAGTTAAAATATTTGTCGCTCCATCAAAACTTCCAAGGCCCAGGAATTCGAAGATAACACGCATAGTACTGAACTCTTGTAGAAAACTCAAGAGTCGTTTCGGTGTAATGAAGTTTAAGAATGTATCCCAGAATGAATCCATGATTATATAATTCTTATAATCTGAACGTATATAATTTTCAAATACGACCAATCTAGCAGTTTCGTATCGTTGATGAACTTCAACAGGAGGAATCGCATCTTGTATATTGGCCTGTTCGATCATTTGTCTGGCCGCATCATTGGATGTTATTTCTATCTTAGAAGAAAATCCACGAGAGTTAATAAAGCTATATTTAATATTTCTACTTGTTAAAATGTCTTCAAGCAGTGCTGCAGAATTTTGAAAGTTGACACTCTTTGTAATTACAGCATAAACCTGAACTAAGAGGAAATCATCTTTAGAAAATAATGCCTCCTCATTGATATCAAGTTTGTTTATAAAACTAAAATCAATATTCGGAGTAGCTCCAGCTGGATTAAGTCCAGAGGTATTTTTAAGAAGATAATCATAATGTAAACTATACGCAGTGCGATAGACCTTGGTAATATCTGATGATTGTTCCTTTTCTAGAAGTTTAGTTAAAGGTTCCTTAGAAAGAAGTTGTTGTTGCCATTTAGTGGCAAGTAGTGCTTCTGTTGAAGCTTCTTCTGAAGTTCCATTTATTATCATCTCATAGGACTTGATATTGAATACAACTGGAATTAGATGAAAACTCTTTTCAACAAATTGCATTTCTTCTGTTTCTAGAACATTGTTAGGATAAAGAGCCTCCATTCTAGTTTTAAGTTCTACGTATGGAATATCATCATAATAGAAATCTTCTCCAAAATCTATGATATTACTAATCTCTGAACTAGAATAGTATTTACCATATACTGGAACGAATATTCCATCTACCCCATCTTCTCCAGTAAGATTAGCTTTAACTTCATCAGTTAGTCCTTCTCCTTCTAGATTTCCAGTTCTTCTAAAGTCTTGAAGAGTATTCGATTTTAAAAGACGATCCATAAAGTAAATTGGAACTGGTCGCACATATTTAATTTTACTACCTTCAACTTTGCAAAAACTAAATATGTCAAAGTAATTCATAGCAAATGTTGGCTGTTGCACTACTTCGCTAATATATCTACGATTTTCGAGTGGGCCCTTAGTTTCACCATAAGGATTGACTATATTTTTTAATACAGTAATAGGTTCTGTGAGTGAAAGAAAAGAGTTAGTGAATCCACTTCTATTTTCGAAACTGTATGTATCTGTAGTGAGTGGGTATATTCTTCTTACTGGTATACCTGAGCCTCTAATAATAGGTGGACTCGGAATTATTTCTCCGACGAAATCGAAACCTTCATTTCTCATGATTTCGTGATCTATATGCTGTATCTGTCCAGAGTGGTTATTCATAACTACCGGCATAGTTACAGGACCACTACCATCAAGAATAGGCTTCGAAGAATCAGTCGAAGCGCGCTGGATTCCTACAGATGTACGCTGATCATTTACAAGAACTGTTGCATTCTCAGTTCCAAATTCATAGACTGGTTGTTCTACTATAAATTTCTCCGGGCATTCAAATGAGACTTCTAATTTATTTATACTTGCTTTAAGTCCATAATTATTAGTACCGACAAGGACAAGACCACCATACCCCCATTCGTCTGATTGAGTTATACTACTCGTTATTTCAGTATCTGCATTAGAATCGAGTGTGGCATTTTTAAATGTAATATGAGGAATATCAAGAAGTCCCCTTCTACGTTTTTTAGAATAATCTTCACTAGCTGCTATATCAAAAACAGTAAGCTTTCTACCTTGTGTTGAGTTTTCAGTAGCAAGCTGGAGGAGGGACTTCTTGTTTTCAAATTGGAAACCATCTGCCATCTTACTGGTGATTTCTTCCAGCATTCTCTCTATATCTATACCCGGGAGGTCCGCTACAACTGGTTGACCAACATTTCTACGTCTCGATCTACTCTTAAAAGCAAAGAACTCATATGTCGTAGTAAGCGGGGAATCATCGGGCTCTACTGCGCTACTCTCTGAGGTAATGTTGAATTTCTCAAAGATCTTGATTGCTGAGTCGCTGGCTTTAGAACGATAGTTGCCAGTTACTACTGTAAGATCAAAATTAAATGTGTTCTCATTCTGATTACTTAACTCGTTTACAATTATATTAACGCGGTCGGATGCCTGTTCTACTAACTGAGCCACAGTAGCTGGATCTAGATTCTGTTCGAGAAGTCTTTGTTCTATCCTGGTTCTAAATTTACCTTTCTGGTTTTCTATAACTCTATCAATATCTTCTTGATTAGAAGTAGACTCGAGTTGTTGTTTGATCTGATCAATAAGACGAAATATATAATCAGATTCACGATAATGAACAGTAAGTGTTCCTTGTATAAGGAAGTTTCCATCTATAACTGCATCTGGATAAAGTTCATTCCATCCATATATCGGAGCCTTACTATTTATAAGACGATATTTAATTGCAATGAAATCTTCGACCCATACTGGGCCCAAGAACAAACTACACTGACTACCCGTAAAATAGTTAGTAGTATATGAAGAATATTGATTAGTTAGTTCTTCATCAAAGGTAAGACTTGTTTGTGGGCCTTCTTGTCCCTGGATCCCAGAATCAGGCATTAGCGTCCTCGCTGATTAGTGAAGTCGTCTGGTAATGTTGTTTCGGGAAGAGTATCATTATTTGAAAATACTCCTTTAATTTGAGTATAAGCATCCGTACCACGCCTTACAGAGTAGTTAGCGGTAAAGATACCTATAAAGTATACAAGAAAATCATATGCAGGTCCTGATACTGTAGGTATCAGGGTTCCATCTACAGCTACATCTTTCTTGAACAAGTCAAGGAGGAGAACTAATGCACCCAAGAACCAAGAAGATATAAATAGCTTTCTAGAAATGTCGCGCTTTTTTCGAGCGTCAGAACTAGTCTTTGTGGAACGTCTGGAAGATTCCATGTATTCGAAACCCCCCATTACGGGGGGCTTTCTTCTAATCCTCTTACTTCTTTGCAAACTTAGCCTTCAGTTTGGGATATACAATAGTAATCGTATCGAATACGAATACTGCAATGATAGCCCAGGATATCAATGTACTGACATTATCTAGAATACTAATTCCTGTAATGAGTTCTGGTAGTGCAATCTTAGCCACTAACAGAAATTCGAGAACATATAGGAACCAGAAGACTTTACCTTCTTTCTCAACCTTTAGAAACTCTTTGACTTTATCGAGACTCATAAGTCCTCCCAATCTAATATCTTATAAGATACTTGGTGGGAGGCTTAGATTGTACTTAGAAGAAGATTACTTCCTACCTTTGGCTTTCTTCATTCCCGGATACTTGCGATATACAGCAGCTCTGACCCTGGCTTTTTCTGATGGCGAACCATATTGAGATACCCTGGCTAATGCATTACGTGCATGACTTGGATCATGTATAGGATATCTTTTACCTGGAAGTGCAAAGTTAGAAGCTTTAATTCGCTTTCTACCTTTAGCTGTTAATTTCTTATCTAATTCTGGAGCTATGCCATCTTCCATATATCCATTATTAGTAAAATCAGCAGTTCCATTAAGAACACTTAGATTAGTCGGTACAGCATGTTGTTCCATCGATTGCATTACATTGCCTCTTATCATTCATTTCATCCTCATTGCGTTCCCCACTACAACAAGGATTGGTATTTGTTTTACAATTCGAACATTGCGTATGCCCGTGTACTTCGATAGTATCAACTAACTTACCACAATGATTACATCTTTCAATAGCGCTCATAGATAATCCTCTAGATGAATAGATCTTACAGCAAGCACATCGTTATCGTTAATAGCATTAACATCAGCTGCAGCAATTGCATATGCATCTTGAACTACCTTTAGAGTAGTTATCATTTCTTGCATTCGATCATTGGGAAATGTTAATCCAAGAGCTATATATGGAGCACGATTAGGATCATCCTCAGGAAGAGTTCTCATACTAAACGTTGCAAGTAATCTTTCCCTCGAGAATGCATCTACTGGCCAGCCACTTGGAGTTTTAACTGTCTTTAGATGATCTTCAACTTCCATATTTAGCTGAACTATTTGCTCTTCTTTTACCTTGGCAAAAGTTTTAATTCCATCATTAACTAATTCTTGTTCTGTCTTTTCTACGATCTTTTCATTAACGATCTTTTGATTATCCGCTAGGACTATGATTCCAAGCGCAACCTTTTCAGTAGTAGTTAGCTCACGATAGTCGGAGATATTTGAATCATAGACATATGTATCTGGATCGGGTGGAAATATATTCCCTGTCCTCATTTTTCGTTTAGCGTTATTGTTTGCATTGAAGTCGGCAATTTGCATTCTAACTTGTTCTACTAAACGCTCAACATATGGATATGCTTGAATTAGATTATCTTGTTCGTATACGAATATTTTAGACATATCTATTACGGATTAAACCGTCCTCCAAATTCGTATCTGTAGACTGCCAATCCACGTTCTGCAGTTTCCTTTGTATATCTAATATCTGGATCACTACTATTGAATTTAGTAGCAGTATTACCTGGTCCACTACCAACACTTGTTGCAAAGTCAGCCGATCCAGTTCCAGTTGCGTTATCAAGGGCATGAGTGTGTAACCATACTACTTTCTGAACACTATCCAAAATTCTGAAACCAGCAAATCTACCCTTGTCTACGGATTTAGTAACACCAAGAACTTTTCGATGTCTTGCAGTAGTAGTGGATCCAGGGATCCTATGTGGGTTAATTCTAAAAGTTCCACTTCTATCATAGTTAATTGTTGGATCACTATATAGGGCAGTTCCTTTTATAAATGAAACTTGATCTAGATAACCATCAAATGCCGCATATGTTCCACTTTCACCATGCCCAATAAATAGTGGATCAACTCCAACATAATCAGTAGCATCGGCTCCTGTTCCATCTAGTGTGAAGTTTACATATATACTAAGAACACCAGCTTCGCGAACTACTGCAATATGATGCCATCTTTTTGATTTGATTCCATTTGCGGTTGATGAGATCGATACTCCAGCGTTGGCTCCCAACCATGTAATATTATCTGTATCGCCATTATAGCGAAGTCCATATATACGAGATGCAGCCGCGGATCCCGTGTTGGGCCATCTTCCAAAGAGGAAAGTTTTTACTTCACTAACTGGAAAGAACCAGAATTCTAAAGTAAAGTCACCAGTTCCTAAATCCAGATCTGCATGATCTGGAACGGTTAGATATGATCCTAAACTAGCAGTAAATTTAGCTGAACTAGATCCAGATGCAGTTAGATAACTCGAATGTGTTACTGGACCAGCTTGTGATATAGATCTTCTCTTAGGGCCTTCGTCTCTAAATACTGAGGTTCCATGAGTAGCTTCAAAATTCAAATGGAAGATACTACTAGCATGGATTTGATCTGCTAATCCGAGTTTGAGATACATGTTTTTCTTAACAGTAAACTCAGGATCCCCAGCACCCCATCTACGACTTTCGCCATATACTAAATAATTCTTAGTTATCTTTATTGAATCTAGATAACCATAAAATGGATCCAATGCTGGACCACAGTTGGCGCCGACGTTCACTTCGCCAGTTCCATTATAATTAGTAGTATCGTCAACTTCACCATCAAACAATCCATCTATAAATATTCTAACTTTTCCAGATCGTCTCTGTATGACAAAATGATTCCAAGTACTGGTTGCCATAGTGGCCACACCAGTTGATTGTTTTACAATAGAACCATTACCTCCAATCCATGCTAGTTTTTGATTGTATGCATCCCAATGTATTCCCCACTCTACATTTATTGTATTTTTATATCGATTGAATGTTTCACTGTGATATCCTGCAATCCATATATCACCACCATGAGCACATCCACAATATGCCCCACCATGTGAACGAAGTTGTAATACAACATCATTTTTTATAATGATTGTTCCATCTTTAGAACCAGCCCTTGGACAAGGAATCCAAACAATTCCATTACTATAGAATGGCCACTGTTGTGCAAAGCCTACGTTTAGACTTTTAACTATCTCACTACCAGGCGCTTGAGATGGATCTACTTTATGGACACGAGCATCGTTATCTGAAGTCACCCATAGGTATGTTCCATCTGTAGTGATTCCATTCACATTGCCTGGGAAACCGGTGATTCTACGGACAACAGTAAACGTAGTTAAGTCGAAAACATCCAGAGCTGATGTATTATAACCAGTTACATATAAGTATCCATTTAATACTACGCAACGATAGGCATACGACATAGTAGTAAGAACAGATGAAATAAGAGTGTTTGCTACAGGATCTATCTTTTTAACATATGCACTTGAACCACAGGAAGCATAAATATATGTACCATCAGTACATAAACCAGTCACAACATGAGTAACAGCCACGGTAGCGACTACCGTGTTTGTAGAAACGTCTATCTTCTCAACACTACCAGTTGCAGTAGATCCCACCCAGAGATATCCATTTAGATATACGCCAGCATACGATACTCCTGAAATTGCCACAGAAGCAATATGTTGATTTGTATTGGGGTCAAATTTTCTAGCATTTGCTGAAGTAGTAGAAAGAACCCATATATAAGTTCCATCAGATACCACCTCCGCTGGAGTAGGATTACCGGCAACAAGGAATTGTTCCTTTAACATTGGATCATTCGTTAATCTCAAAAGTTGAAAGGGTCCTGCTCCGATTCCTGTTACCCACAGTTCTCCATCTAGATTTTTTAATCTAAAGTAATTTGAGGCATAGTTTTGTGGTTGCATTATCTCATGGAATTGAATATTATTAACAATATCAAACTGCAATATTAAGGTATTTCCATAATTAGCAACATAGAGATATGTTCCATCATATTCTACATCCTGACATCCGCTCAGGTTTCCACCAGAAAGTGTAGTTACTACTGTATCTGTTCCTGGATCAATCTTAGAAATAGTCGAGGAAGTATAATTAGCTACCCATATGTGGCTGGCGAAATATCGGATACCTGTTGGGGTATTACCCACAGCAACGTTTGCACTAAGTGCATTTGTAGTCATATTTATTTTACGAACATTAGCGGATCCAGCACATGTTACCCATAAATATGTTCCATCTGATGCGGTATAGCATGGATTAGTAGTCACACCCGTAATCGTAGCAACTACGGCATTCGTAGAGACATTAATTTTATATACTTCATGTAGGCCATAACCAGGAACCCATAGATAACCACCAGCGTACGTAGGAAACCGCGGGGCCGCGGTTGCTGCTAATGAGATAGTAGTTACTACTGATCCATCAGTGGGATCCACTTTGGTGATGCTGTCGCTAGAATAATTACATACCCATAGGTGACTTCCATCATATTCGATTCCGTTGGGAGCCGTCCCTACTGTAACTGATAGATCGACTTGATTCGTAGCTGGATTATATTTTCTAATACGGTTGTTATTAACATCAGTAAACCAGATATAATCACCAACCTTAACCATATCATAAATAGTATTACCCGCATTACTAAAACCCATTACTGGATTGACCCCAGGTTCCCCTTTAGACATTATTAAATTATATTCAGTAGTTCCTTCTGGTCTTATATATCCCTCAATGGTAAAATCACCAGTGCCGAATTGAAGAGATGAATGATCTTTTATTAGCAGTCTTGCATAATCATTACCAGAATAGAGCGACGAACCATTTGTGAAATATTGAGTAGTAGAGATTCCTCCAGAACTATGATTATAGTATGCTACACCGTGATTATATGTAGATCTATCGACAGCATCAGTAACAACTAAGGTTGGACTAACATTATCAAAAGGAAGAAAGAGCGATGGTGAGTCCGCTTCTAAATAACGATGTGATTCGCCCGATGGTTCTGTATCATATCCATAACCCTTAACATAGTGATCACCGGCGGTGATTATACCAACTGCTGAATCTAGAGTAATAGTTCGATACCAATCATCGAATGTTCCACCAAGAAGATTATGATACCGATAATCTTCTACCAGGTTTTCGAATGCCATCCTGGATACATAATCTTCTCTCAAGTATAAACGAACATGATCACTAAAGACAGTATAGTGTGTAAAGTTATATGTTCCGAGGCCGGCTTCTACTTCAGAGAATCTTTTAGTTCTCCAGTTTTCTACTAGAAGATCCCAGTTAGTGTCATTAATAGTAGTATCATCTTGATCTAAACGAAAGCACGGGAAGTCCTCAGAAGGTTCTTCTCGATATGGAATCTCAAGGATTTCACCAATATAACTAGGACGTGCTTTGATGATCATTTATGATACCTCATACATTATTCTTAACTTAGGACATTCCTGTACTATTTTCTTTCTTTTCGAGATATAAACCAATTAGATTTTCAGATTCTGTAGGAGTCCCATCCAGGGATCCATGTAGTGAAAGTGAAACTGGTATGTTTTGAGGTCTACCTAGAGCCTTCCCAATATCCGAAAAACTAAACATCGCTTCTAGTTGCGTAGCTTGTAGTAATGTATCTAACCTTGTGTCGCTCATCCCTTCTAGTGTTTCACCTGGTTCCATAGCTGATTCAATAGGATTGGCGTCTTGATTGGTTATGCTTACTAGCCTCGAGTATGCTGGTTTTAGATATACATTCCATATCTCCCCACTCATACTACTAAAACGATCCCATACGGAAGTCCTAAAAAAGGTTCTGATCTTATCTGTACTATTACCTAAAATCGCTTTTATTGTCCAATGATTAAAAGCCCAATGAGTCCTACTGGTTTCTCCTGCATTATTAGTAGAAAAGGTTTCGATAAAGTCATTAAATAAGATTGGCTTAAAGTTTGGATACTTCTTAGAAAGAGATCTTTCTTGAGAAGAGATCTGATAGTAAGCTTCGTCTGGATCTAGATCGATTTTACCAAATAGAGGAAGTTTGGCTTTCTTTAGATACATCTTAGAAATGATCTCAAACTCACCAACTATATCTTCACTAATGCCTTCTTTTACTTTAACATTATAATCATAGAAATCTATATCATTAGATATGATCGGAAATATTTTAGCATTATCTGACGAATTTCTAATTCCAGGAAAACTAGTTTGGAACTCCTTTTCGATACTAGATAACTCAAGAAGTTGTGGAGTTATACCAGAAAGACCAGATACATTTTTATAAAAGGTCGGCATGTATGCAGCCAACTGCTGATCATTTTGTATATCTCGGATATTAAGAATAAATTCAATGAGTCGCAAACATAATAACTTCTCAATAGTTCCAGATGTAATATCTTCAGCTAACTCTGCTCGCGTTAATGTCAGTGACATTGTTCTATCTAGAACGGGTTCAACAGTTTCGAAGTCTATATATAGTTTAGAAAATTCGACAGTATCGGAATCAATAGTTCTTACGAAAACTTCAGAAGCAATTTTATTATACCATCCGGGAACATTAAGAACTTCTCCAGCTTCGATTGAAATAGCCGCTTCGTTTTTGATTCCATTTAATCCAGCATTGAAGAAATCTTTTATTGTGGAATATATTTTAGAATCATCATATTGTAATCCTCCATATTCGATAGGAGTTGGGACAGCTTTCGAATCCCCCAGAGACTGCAGCTTTGATTTAATTCTATCTGAAGATAGATTACTTTTAATTCCAGCAATATCATAACGTAGGAAGAAAGGACTCATCTTCCCTGTAGTTGGATCCTTGATGAAATTAATCTTATTGGATTGATTAAGTATTGATGGTTTCAGTAAGATGTCTTCAAGATCGATTATATTTCTATATGGAGAAGATGTGTCTTGTATGTTCTTTAATTCTTTTAAAGAAGGATACCAGTAAAAGAATTGTCCGCGGATTTCTTCTACATAGTTATTGGGATTACTAGACGAGAAAGGACCTTCTTGTACTAATGAAGTTCCAGTAAGAGTTATATTCGAGGGATCGAAAGAATCTATCAGTGTATTATACTGATAAGTACTAATATTATCAATTATAGAAATCAGAGATTTAAGACGTGGAAGTTTCTGAGCAAAATACCTATACCGAAGATTGATTGTTTGTGAGATTATTATTCTGACTTGATTAATAATGTTATTTTGTCTGACTTTGAGTAATCCAATATAATCTTTGAGAGTATTTTCAGTAACCAATAACTCATCGAATTCATTTTGAATTTCAATAAGTCTATCTGTAATTAATTGATATTGATCTGTTCCAATTCCAGATATAGCAGTTACAATAGATGTAAGTTCTTGTTTTATATAAGTATATGAACTAGTTAATTGATTTAAAGTTAGCTTTGCATTATCTATATACGATAATACATTAACTGATTCACCATCTACTAATAATTCTTCAACTACTTCTGCTTCTAAAGAAGCATGTTCCCTGCTAGCTCTATTCCAATAATCATTATAAGATTCTTTAAGTTTATCATAACTTTCAAAATATTCTATGAATTTCTGAACAGAAGTATTTAACATTCCTTCAGTAGTATTTAATATCTCTGAAGTTTTATTAGCAATGCTTTCAGCACTAGACTGTTGTATAGTTAGATCAATTGCTTCGCTTAATAACTGAGAATACTCAGATTGAATTACTTCGTCAATCGCCTCCTCTGCTTCGGCTATACGCTTCTGGAATACACCATATACATAATAGTATTTTAAGATTTGATCCACAACTGTAATCAGAGATGTATTGGGATCAGAATCCGAATTAGGTCTTAATGCAACTAAAGTATTTTGAATAAAACCATCTTCATCTGCTTCAGTTGAAGCTTCGTGATAATCAAAGAGATTTATTAAATCACTATATTCAGATGTCGAGTAATACCATACACCAGATAAAGCAGAAGAACTCTTAGTATAAAGACGAGCTTTAAGACTACTAATCTCGTTTGCAAGAATATCCCATAATGCATCAGTGCGTTGGTGGTTTAATCCCACATAAGCATCGAGTAATGTCTGAGCGTCGATTACTTGAACGCCGACACCATCTACAGATCCAAGATCTCTATACTCGAGATATCGATTAGTATCTAATTCATATTCTCTTGTATTTATTACATCATCTTCTGGTTTTATTGTAGAACGTACAAATCCATCAAGAGTAACTATCTGAAGAACTATTTTGGGAAGTGGAGCTTGTTTTTTTCCTTCAATAAAGATACCTTCTAGAATATCTTTTGATAGATTTTCGTTATAGTATAATCTTCCATTAATTTCTGCAAATACTCTTGCTTGTTCTTTATCAAAGATACCTTCTTGATTCTTATCGAATTTACTTCTAGTTGGAGGTTCATCTACTCGAGTTTGTCCATCAGACCATTCGACTGAAACGGGAGTATCCCATCTGATATTATTATTAAGATATTTTGCTGCTTGGGCAGGATCTGTTGGTATTCCAGATATGAGATCAATTATATGTGATCTGACTGATTCACTACCTTGACTATAATCGCCAGAATATATTTCATTCAATACTAATACATGAGAGAGAAATTGCTTAAGACGCGGATCACTTAATACTGTATCCAGTAACTGATCAGGATTTCCACTTGCATCAAATATTTTCTTCTGTAACTCAAACAGAGATTGTTGGATATCTGGATTGAAAAAACTTAACCAATCATTCGAAGTAGCTCGCACGACTGCAGCACCTAATTCTTCTATTAAATTTTGTGCCCCTGGTAGTTTACCTGCAACAATATCTGTATTGGCTATAGATGTTAGTGTCTTTATATATTTAAGAATGATCAAAGTAGGCATTATAGCAGGAGGACTCTGGAATTGCTTTGCTGCGCCGGATACCCTACTGGATCCTACTATACTTTGTCTGGCGGCACTAATAGGAGTAGTAGCATCCTTAGCAGAACCGATTCTTTTCATATAGTAAAACGAATCTTCTTGTTCTAGATCTTCTAGAGTAACAGAACTAAAACTACTCTGACTATTTAGTAGTAAGTCTATTACGTGAGATATAGCTATGCGATTTTTGATAATATAATCGATCAGGTAACTATAACCAAATGGATTGATAAATTGTCCTTCATTTCCATTGTAAGTATTATTGTTCAGTAGGGGGCTGGACGGGATGTTGAGCCGGCTCCCTGAATTAAGTCTTTGGAGTTGAGCAAAAAGATCTTTTATATTGGCAGACTTACTCAACGTAACTCTTGGTTTACTTGATACTTGCTGAGTGAGCATATCAATCTGCATGATGAACATGTCTGTTGTTATCTCTTTCTGGAACACTACCTCCTGTCGAGATCCCGGAACCTGTGTGGGATCCATCTTAAGTTCTGTATCAAGGAGATAATTACTGAGTTGAGGTAAGTATACATACAGGCGCGTAATATCGCCCTCCAGGCGCTTTAAGGCTATCCTGGTGAGACCGTTTATGTCATTACCTAACTTCTCTGTATAATTAGACATCTAATGCTCTTTCTCTATTTATGAAGTTAACACCGCACATCCACCGTTCTGCTTCAAGAAGGGCAGTCACTATAAATTCACTATCTAGAATCCCGGGGGATTCCGATGGTTCGTTCTTCCCACTGAAATCTTCTTTTATGTATTCGGTTATGAATTGAGCTATACGTTCATCGGGAGAATATGATAATTCAGGAAGGCTTAACGTAGTTCCATATTCAGAATCCAATTCTGACAACATATCAGTTCTAAAACTAAGTTCTCCACGGAATAGTATTTCGACTATATAAGTTAAAGTGAGTTGTCTCTTATCTGTTAAATCGAGAGTTCCCATTTCGATATTACTATTGATTTTTCTAAGATCGACTAGTATCTGTTCGGCAGAAAGGCAGCTGACTGAATTGTACGTGTAGAAAACTGTAATATTTCTACCCGGCTTTACTGCCATAACATTTACTAACTGACGAGCAAAGTGAACAGTATTATGTCCACATAAGTAAATTATAATATCATTCTCTTCGCTATTTTTAAGATAAGTAGCAAGTTCAGATGGATCAAATCTTACGGAACCCCAGTATAAAGTTGATATACCATGTTTTAGTTCATATGAACCAGAAAGTAGTATTACATTGCTTTTTAATATTTCTTCAGCGAATGTGGATTTAATGAGATCAACTTCAGTTGGAGTATATCGCTCTGCTATATTAATTGGTTCTGGTTCAAATACACATATTCTTTGAAGATACTCATTAAAACCAAATGTGGCTACATCCCTACCAATTCCTGCTCTGCCTGTAGTCTGTAGGGAGTTCTTGAGGAAACTTACATTATCATCGACTACGTTATTTATATAGTCGTTTGCTTCTATTGATCTTCTAATCATTACATCTTGTAATGTATAAGACGGAGGATCCGATAGAGATGGATTGGTGATGAGAAGTTCATTATCTCTTGGTTCAACCTGATATGTTGGTTTTTCCAACAATACTGGATAAGATTCAAGAAATAGAAATTTATCAAATGCCATTATAGACCAAGCCTCACTTTAATCTCAAGTAAAAGACTTTCAATCGAAATTAGGTCATCATTTATTTTAGATACAATTCTATTTCGTTCAATATCCGATATTCCGGCTTTAGATATGGCTTGTTGATTCTTAGATATCTTAGAGCGGAAGTTTCTAATATTAATCAATCTTTGCTGTACATATGAATCCTGAGATAGAGCTGCCTTTGATTCTATATCGGTTTGGGGACTCTGAGTATTACTTGGAGTATTTGTTGTTTCTAAAATAGTAGATATGGGAACTGGCTCAAATACGTTATCTGGTAGTTCGGTCAACCCGAGAGCAGCTAATCTCATATGGTCATAAGCTCTACCACTTTGCCATAATTGATTATAATGATCTGGATTTATCTTTATTTGTTCTATATTAAATCCGGGAGGTAATGCTTTACCGCGCAGTAGCCCTTCGTAGATCATAGTACGAAGACCAAGACATCTATATGTCGCTAGAACTCTATGGTCGTATCCGCTTTCTGTTCCAATAGGATCAGTGAAACCATATATAGTATACTTGCTCAACGTTCTACTGATATATTCTGAATCCATTATTTGAGTTTTAGGATTGGTGGCTGCAGTCTTTAGTGTAAGAACAAAAGCATCAATTGCGGATCTAGCTGGAATATCAGGATTAGTAATGCTTTCTACTACACTACTAGTGTATATTTCGTTAGCGAATGGTCTACCTAGAAAATAAACAATTTGAATAGAAAGAGATATATCCTTAAGTCGCTCTTCTACTATTTCTTGTCTTTGTTCTTCTTCGAGTTTCTCTTTGTCTATAGTAGTATCAGACGCTACGTCTTCTGTAGTCGAAGCTTCATCGACAGTGACAATTGGCAGTAGATGGTTTATCAAATTGTTCTTTGAAATGGTCTTCTTAATTGTATAGATTAGACTTACTATTTTGTCATTATTTATTTCAGGATCTAGTGAATTTGAAACGAAGTAGGTTCCATTGGTAAATTCAGAGAGGGGTGGAACTGGAATAAATTTCTCACTCATGTATAATCCGGGCGATTCGAATGTATCCTTACTGAAGTTATTCCATTGTGTTACATTATCTAAATTATCAATACTCCGATCTATTAAAACTTCTATATCAAGAACTGGATCCCCTTCAAGAGGCAAAGGAAGTTCGAGCCGCTGGTTTGCCGCGGCTACGTCATCTTTGATTCTTGTTAGGAGATCCGAAATCATCATCTACTAAACACCGAATACAGTCTTGATGGTAGGTAACCAGAATCGTTCATATGCTAGAGGACTATTATGGATATTATCTCCTGAATTGTATTCCGGTTTGATCCAACCATCAGGTCCTGATAGAGCTTCTGTTGATCTAGTAGAAATCACATCCACACATTTAGAATTCTTAACCATTTGATTATATTCAGGAATAATCTCATTATTAAGTTTAGAGAATTCTTTGTTTTCGAATCTTGGTTTACCCAGAGGTAATATCTCTGCCCAGTATATTTCTTTAACTCCCTCACTTCTACATACGTGAATTACTGTTAATAAATTCATTAGTGTATCGTTTAGTTTTTGATTTTGAAGAGTATCATTTCCAGATACATGGAGGAATAGACGTTTAGGACGATATGGTAGGATGATTCTACGGAAACACCCGAGAAGAGTTTTTGTAGTCTGACCAGATATGGCAGTATCCATACAATGACTGATATTAGATTCGAAATAACCTTCACCAGCGTGCATGATTGAGTCACCACAAATAAGCATATCCTGGGGACCACTTACGAGAGCTTCAAATTCTCGAGCTGCAACTAACCAACCAAATAGACCTTTATTTACATCTAATTCAGCTTTAGGATTACCAAACTTTCGGTAAACAAATGATTGTAATTTTGATTTTAGTTTTCTAGTATTCATGCTTACCTCGTTCGTTGATAATATGTTACAATTTTCCTGATATAATCCCAATCATAGTATGCAGACGCTGGTCCGCTATTATAATTCTTCAGGGCTGTATATAGATTACCTTTAGATAATCTAAGACTATTAGCTAAGATATATGTACCTTTATCTATATTATTATGTGGTATATAAAGTAGATCCGCGGGGTAGTTGACATGAAATGGCATGACTTGCATATAACCACGGGCTCGGTATGTGACCTTTTCTCCATTCTTGTTGTAAGTTACAGGTTTGCCTGTAGCAAGTATGTATCCGTTCGATTCGGCTTGAATTACAGCTAACACCAGTAGGTGATCCACACCATGCTCCGCTGAGTATATCCTGATGATATCATATAGATTACGATCGAGCCATGGGTATACTTTAAGGAGTTCACTAAAGTATCTATAATCTATATTATCTCTTACTGATTCATATCTTCTTTCTTGAAGAAGGCACGCATTGACTAGTTGAGAATAACTAATAGATAGGAGTAGAAATAGAAATATCGATAATTTACGTTTCATGATTCCTCGATCTTTTAGGTTGGGGAATATAACTAATTATCAGCATAGTCCTATCATCGTGAGGATCTTGATTAGTTATACCATCAGTTACTACTGTAAACCCTTCCCCGGGCAACAGTTTGAAATAACGATTGGGTAACATATCGATATCCTTATCCTTACCAAGGATAGGGCCAACGGTATTGGGAAACTCAAGTGAACCATTATTTCTAACAACAGTTATGCGATCCAGCTCACCATTGTAAATGACTTTTCCATCTGGTTTCAGGAGGAAGGCCATTACAAATGCTTCTCCACCATGATATAGATCTACTTCACATAATGAACGATTAATGGCTTTTAGTATCTTAGAAGGATTACCAGTCTCCAGTCCGTGGTATACCCCCAAAGCCACAGTTGCACCCTGGCTCACGTTTATGCCGTGGGATATCACATCTCCAATCATTACAGATATCCCTTCTTCTGTTTCCTTATAAGAAACAAAATCAGCACCCACGAAACTACCCTCCGCAGGTTTCGTGTCAGAGAATACACTATAGTTGCCTAAATCAATCTGTCCATTGGGTTTATTTAAGTCACCATATGTTCCCGATATAATCATTTTAATAGAAGCATCACGTAGTCTAGATTCTACGTTATTAACCAAATGAACTTTATGACCTATTACATAGCCGGCAATTCCTAGATATATAAGATATTTTATAATATCATCATAACCTAATATATTCTTTGCTGGAGTTAACTGATAGAGAGTTGCAATATCTGCAGAGGTATAGAACGACATTGATACAATAGTGAACATTATGATGGATCCAACAGTGGCAAACAGCGTATACCTGTAGTCGCCCTGGCAAGCCGCGACGGCTATGATTATAAAGTATACATCCTTCAATGAACCGACATATATCAGATGTGGCCCGAACGGACTACCAAAACCTATATAAAATGTAAGTAGTATGATATCTAATGATATCTGAAGGTAACCATGCCAATCTCGATCCAACTGATGCTCTACTGCATATTTAGCAAAATGAACTACAACTATATAGAAGCCAACTATTACCATAGCCGGTATCACCTGAAATATAGTTGCTTTCGTTAAAACAAGCAATGATGCTATAGCTATTGCGAAGACTGCTGCGGTAACTAATCTTAGATGAAAGGAGAATAGTAAACTTTTTCTTTGATGTTCTTTATACAGTTCTTGGATTTGCTTCGAGAGAGGCGATGATTCTGACATACTTACCCAACTTCTCTACCTTAAGATTCCAACCAGCACCAAACATTGTAATGAATCCCATTCCACGTAATGGTTCGCCTTTAAGTGTTTGTGGGAGTTGTTTCTCCTTAATCTCTTTGGCTTTTTCGATGTAATGTACAATTTCTTTGAAGTGGTTTGTTTTTAATTTAGTCTCTACATAAACACCATTAACTGTAATTGTACCCTTTTCATGGGCACGAAGTATATTAGAGGCCATCTCAGTAGCAACGAAGACCTTGTCTGCAGGTTGTTTGTCTTGCAGCAAGGTCTTCTGAAGATCAACTAAGTCATCCTCATTTTCGATCGAGAATGTTACTGAATCATCTGATTTCAAACTTAACATGTTGATACTGCTTGAAGTGGGATAGGAGCTTTTCTTGTTCTGATGAACAGAATATAGTAATATCTTTTTTGGTCTGTTTGACCTTACTATCGAGCAGGGATACTAGTGTTGAAGTTATGTTAGTATCTATTAAGTAAATCGAAGGAACTTGGTCGATTACCCAGAGACGATCTAGTTCCTTGTAACCACTTCTATGTGATTCAGTATTCCATTCTTTACCATAGAGGTAAACATATGGACGAGGAACGTAGTATCCAACGCGAACACTACCTACCAGAACTTCATAGTCAGGGACTATGATTTCTGCTTCTGGTTCAGCTTTAGTATCTGCTAATTCTTCTTTTGGAGGAGGGACTAAATATTTATCAGTCCAAGGAAACTTGATTCCTCGTTTGGCTCCCAATTTATAGAGGACCCATCCTAGAACCACGATCAATATTCCACCGAGAACGGTAATCCCAATGGGGCCGGCTGCTTTAAGTATTTGATCGAGAAGCATTGCCAGTTATTCTATTAAGCTGTCCCGGGTGGTACTTCTAAGGCTGTTCTTCCGTGGATACAGGTTATTAGAGTTCTTTGGCCAGTGGGATACAGTATGGCACTGGTGTTGAGCCACGAGGAAGGGGAACCCATAGTAAAGTCCGGATGTAAATCGGCAGTAGTTCCAACTGTCATAGTTTCTCTTAGGATCCCCGGTGTATGTTCGTGTCCTCTAATACTTTTTCCAAAACTTATTTCTGCACTTTGAGCTGATCCACGAGTTCCATTGTTACCTTTATCGCCATGGCAACCCAATTCTATTCCATGTTGTTTGAAGCTATCATTTCGCTTGAGCCATTTAACCCAATTAATTCCCATGTTTTTAGATAGCCATACTTCTATTGGATTATATCCATCTAGATAATAACACGCTAGATCTAAAGCTAGACGATGATTCATTCTATCATCTACATATCTACCTTCCTTGAGATAGCGATCTAGATGCTCATCATGATTCGAACGAACGACAACTAATTGTACATCAGGAAATGCTTTATGCCATCTTATGAGTTCTTGACCAACTGTTTGAAGTTCTCTCTCTATCGTAGAGAGATGAGCTGGTCTTTTAATTTGTGCCTTAATATCATGTTGGTGGTGATGAGATATAGAACATCCATCAAATAGGTCATGAATTAAAACATATTTAGGTTTGATAATTTTACAGATTTCCATCCACGACTTTACTACAGTTTCAACATGCCATCCTGCATGATAATCACCAAGAACAAATGCAGTAGCTGTTATTGGTTCTATCTTATCGCGTTTATATATGAATCCCAAATCACAGAAGGATCCATCTTTATCCATTTGAAATTGTCGTAGATGAAACATCTTAGGTCCATCTGTTTCAATAATCAATCCACCAATAACATGATCTTGTCTCGCTAACACACCTTGACGACTATACCTATACGTGTCTGGATTAGTAATAACTCCAGTGGAGTGGAGCATGTGTGGGTGAGAAGTTCCAGTAGTGGGGACTACCACCATTTGCTGTTTGGGACTCGCTACTACTATTGAACTATGTTTATGTCCAAGTCTTGGTATCCCCGTTAATGGATTAATCTGTTGTGGTTTAATTAAGAGATCAAGAGCTTTAATTCGTTCATTGAACGTATACTCTTCTGCGAAATGAGGAATATAATCTTTTAATTCTTCAGCGTATTCGACATCTTCTTTGTTGTTTCCAACTGTTGGAAGAATTACTAATTCTGCATCACGTTGGTTATGGTAATTGAGAACAGATTCAAAGGAAGGACGATTCAGAGATTGACCAAGTACGGCCGCAGTCAGGATATAACGCTTCTGCTTGGAAACTGGCGTCTTTATCGCTCTCTGAATCGCCTCCCGATTGAAACGTTGTTCGGTAATGTCACCGAATGCTTCTTTACGAAAAGTCTTAAATGACCCCCAGTACTTAGTATAGTTTTCACCGTGTTTAGAATTTTTTCGATAGAAGTCTCGTGTAACTGTTCCGCGTTTTGATTTAGTATCTGTTTGAAATTTCTTATCTATCTTCTTTATATCAGCTAGCAATTTTTCTTTTGAAAGGCTCATAGGTACAGTGTCTTACAAGGTGTTCCTTGACGACTACTCCTCGTTCGTTATACTTTTCGATTGCGGTATAAAGAAAATGTGTTCCGGAATAAATATATGTATGCTTTTCGATTGGATTAGAGTGCGAGTAATGATTTACATACCAGCTGTATGTGGCTATACACATGATGGTATTCTTACTGAAAACGTGTACTTTAGTAATCGCTTCGCCTTCTTTAGGAAAACCAAGAGTACTATAAATGTCGCATAACTCTTCTTCTGTCAGATATTGTGAATCTTTAAATTTAATATTACTTATGATTGCAGGATAACCGCTATTATTATTCGGAGAATTCTGTGACCAAAGACGTACCCACATATATATACCCTCGTAATAGATTCACCTCAATAGGTGTTATACTTCGTAAGGGATACAACGAGATTCGTACTGATTCTGGAATCAAGTGGTTTTTTTGATTTTGATATTTACTGAATTGTTATCTTCAGTTATATCTATAGATACATTATTAGGAGTAATACGTTCTACAAATTCTTTAATTTTCTGGGGAAGTGTTTTCTCAGAAGGATATATATCTACTTTTTTCGTATCAATGTTAATATCTTGAAATCTGAAATCTGTTACTTCCATGTAAACCTCTTTTATAATCCCAGTGGGTGTGCGGTTACTCCAGGTTCCAGACGAGCAAAGAAAAGTATATCAATTGTCGCATTTCCACTGCCCCGATTTCTAACATATACTTCATTTATCTTCATATATCCAGGAGGAATTAATTTTGTTAATGAAAAGGTGTGATGTGTGGATCCGCCATTTCTTAGAATGTATTTATCGTAATCGGGAGAATTAAAACTGATTTCCAACTCTCTATCATAAGTAATATGAAAATCTAAAATATGATCATCTATACTTACAAATCCATCACCGAAGATAGTGCGTAAAAGAGGCATTACGCCCTGACTAGTATGTAATGTAGTTGTGCCTGCATTATATGGTTTATGTGACATATGATGCGCCATAGTTATACCTGCTAATTAGATAATGTTATGTTTAACAAGTGCGTACTTAAACAAAAAGAGCGCACATCTCTGTACGCTCTTTAAGAGGAACCGTTCTTTAGTTATTAAGGTTGACCAAGAACACTTGCATTATTGCCATTAGTTTGGGTAACAATAGTGTTACCAACTCTTTCAGATTCAATAAGGCTAGTTACTCCACCATAGATAGACTCTTTTTGTTGTCCGTTATTTAACGAATACCATGGAAGTCTATAGATGGCAATGTATGTCATCTGTTGTTCGTTGGTAATATCATCCATAGAGATACCACCACCTTCGTTGATGATCTCAACACCAACAACCCCCGCGGCAGAGGCATGACCGTATTCATTCTGAGCAATGAGGGTAATGTCAAATGGCATTACCTGGTCAGCATACATCGCAGATCTACGAGTAGTTCTAGCTCCTACAAAGCCACCACCACTAGATTGACCAGCTTGCAATGCAAGAGGATTACCACCTTGTGGCTGAACTCCCGCAATAGGTTGACCAGTCAGTGGATCCACTGCACTCTGATCTACAGCAAATGTAGAATCAGCTTGGCGACCTAAACCAGTAAGCTCACCACCAGTAGGAACTGCTCCGTTGGCATTATCAAATGCCTGATAGTATAGTCCTATTGCCATAGATGCATTAATTGGGTTTGTAAGCCAGTTAATCTCATCAGCGTGAGCATAATACTTATGTTCTTCACTAAGGAAGAGACCATAGAATGCATCACGATCAAACAATGTGAACATCATCGAGCCCGCAGTTCCACGCTTACCTCTAGAGATAGATCGTGGATTGGCAGATCCAAAGGTATATACAGGTGCCTTTTCTCGAGTCACCGAGATGGCAATACCTGTAAGTGTTGCCAGCGAGATGTTATCGAAAATCGCTGTAATATCAACACCACTATAAGTGGTGTATGTCTTAGTAAAAATTGAACCAAGAGCCATCTAATTACTCCTTCACTCCCGTTATACCAGGCTGATTCTGGTCTCGAGGTCAATTCTCCGGATTTCTCTGGAGGTAATCATCGAGATACCAAGTTTAACACGTCCCGTAATAGAGCCCTCTGGGACATCCAGTACGTTGACTTGAATGTTCTGGAATACCTTAGGAACAAGATATTGAACTGTTTTCTGGCATTTGTTTCGAAGTGCCAGAATATTCTCCTGGGTTCTAGCAATACCAATGAATCTTTGGGCAGTTACTCGGATGATCTCCACTGCCGCAAATGTTGCATCGACAACAAACTGACGATCATAGTTAGAACCAGTCAGAGCAACCGTAGGTGCATCTGCGATAATGCGATTACCCGCAGCATCTACAGTCATGAACGTATACTTCTTCTGATTCATATCGCCAACGATCTTGGCATTAAGAACTTTAACTCCAAGATCGAAAACGTTTGGAGGAAGAAGAGCATTTGTATGAGATTGCTCAATTGGGAGATCCTGTCTCATTCCGGTATAGATTGCAGCTGGATTAGCCACATACTGAATTCCACCAGCAACTTGCGAAATCGCTACAATGGGTGCTCCAGCTATAACATTGAAACGGAAACTATCCGGACCTTGCATTGCGTCGATCTGATTAGCTCCACGGCCAGGATCCGCGGCATCGTTGATCAGTAATCTGTCAAACCAGGCTCTCACTCCTCTAGGAGTAAAGTCAGTAGGAGGTCTCACTGCAAGAGTGCATGTGCATTCCTTAACAAGGAAAGAACGTGTAGCAATCTTAGCAACTAGCATATCTCCCCAGTTAACTGGAACGATTGCAGGAAGACCTGTTTCGTCGTCATAGCCATTTACTACATCATCGATGTAAGCACCTGCAATTAGCACTTGCTTGAATGGATACAACTCAACAAGATCAAGAGCTTCATCTACAAGTTGTTTATAACGCAGTTTCCCTACATTTCTACCATCGGTTCCACCAGAGAAGCCAGTCTGTTGAACTAGCTGATCCGCATCAGGTAGAGTCAGAATAGTTCCAGACGAAGCGGGAAGTTCGGGTAGGTATGTGTAAGTCACTAGAACCGAGGCACCCACAGTAGGTCTGTTGAGTGGATTCAGGAAGTAGATAACTATGTTTTGTGCATCGGATAGATTGATATCCGATGCAGCATAAACTTTCTTAGTAGAGTAAATTACAGTAAGAGGTAATGATAGAGATGCACCGAAGATTATCTCGTTACCTTTTACGAAGTAGCTAAACTCATTACCGATTTCCAATTGGCTTCTCAGATTTGCTTCAGAGAAGAATGCTTTGTATTTGTAAGTAGCTACAAATATATCACCGAGTTGGAAACTAGTATTACCCCATACTGAAAGATCGATAAATATCTGTCCAGTTCCAGTTACATAGTAAACAGGAAGAGCATCATATAGCTTGGGAACTTCTACTCTACTTCCATCTGGTTTAGCAATGTAAAGAGTAAAGTTATCATAATAGTCGCTACTCTCGACTATATTCCATACATATGCAAGGTCAGCATCCCAACGTGCATTAGAACGACCAAGGAACAGAGTAGTATTATAAGTCTGATTACCTACGTTTGTTGCATCAATAGATAGAATCTGCTCATTCTCTACAGTTCTAACAAATGTATCGATAGTGGCCGTAACATCTAGTGTATCTTTTGTAGGAATACTAGAAAGAGCAAAAGCTGTTCTTCCGAGCGGAATATCATCAGTTGCTGCATCGTCTTGGATTTCTACTTTTTCGAGAGTCTCTAGTTTATCGCCGTAAGACTCAGTTCCACCATCGATTTCGATGTAGATACCACCATTGGCATCCTGTTGAACTGTAACAGCGAGAGCTTCTTTACGAAGAACAACATACTTAGTAGTATACCATTTTCTCCAATCTGGATCAGCGTTAAATGTTTGTGCAATTTCTCTTACGTTTGCAAGAGCATTGGGGGATCTTCCATAAGGATCCAGAGCGAAAGATTTACGAATACCATCCGGAGTTTCAAAACTAATAGCTTTAGGAACACCATCTTCGTCGATTACTTCAACACGACCACCGTTGGCTTCGTCGCCTTCTACGATAGCTTCATGAATCAGAGAAAGAGAAAGTGAATTCGCAGTTGCATCTTGTGTATAACCATAGTCACCAGAAGCAAGTCCACCATAAGAAGTTCCACCAATCCCCTGGGATTCATATTGGAGTAAGATTGCTTTTTCTGCATCACCAACCCTAAGTCCAAATGCATCTATACCATTACCAGTCGATCTGGATGCTTCGAAATAAGCACGTACAAGGTTAGTGTCAAATGAACCATCAGAAGGAACAGAACCAAAGTTATCTACAATAGTTCCATCTTGCAGTCTGACTAGTTGTTCTTTTGCACCCTTTCTAGATGTTCCAATTACAAGAACAGCATTTGCGGTCGGAGGCGTTTGAAAAACCTGGTTGATCTGGTCGATGATTGTTGACCGGACACCATTGTATTGATCGATTGCCATTTTCTACCTCTCAAGTTCTTGAGTATTCAAGATTGATATCTTTCCAATTGAGCGATGCATCGGTGATCTCGACCACCGGTTCTTCATAGAAGTATTCCTCATTCCTGAAATAGACTGAGAGAATCTTTTTATGCATCTTGGTCTGATCATCTATTCCAGAATGCCGAGGAGATCCAAGGGGAATTGCCCGTTGAACACCCAGGTCAGAAATCATCTTACGTTTACAATAAAAGACGTACTCTAGGCATTTGTAGAAATAATCCGCTTCGATATTATTGCGTGCCGAAATTTCCCATTCCACTAAGTGTTCTGTTGTTTTAGCCATTACCTTTGTAATAGATCTTATACCTTGAGCATTAGGAAGGCTAACGATATTAAACCGTAGCCGCGGCATCAATTCCTTAGTATCTGAGAACATCTTACGCTTAAAGCCACCAGCCTCAGTTCTCATTATTCTATATCTTATCGATGTTCGAGTAACTGCGGTTGGATTATCGGTAGTAGGGGCTGAGAAATTCTGAGACTTAGTTTCACTTGTAGCGGGCCCTAAATCTGGTATCTCATTTAGAATACGGTTATCTTGAAGTTGTCTAATCCAGTTTTGCTTGAATTCCATTGGGAAGAAAGCAAGCCATTGCTTCTCGAGTATTAGAGAAAGTTCAGGAAGTATAAGTTCTATACATCTACCATTGCCTTTTCTATGGCCAGTAGATTGGTTGATCCGCGTTAGAGTCTCATCTATTGTCTCAGTATCATCTGAGACAAAATAAGTAGGTAATGGATATGTTGACATGATTACCTAATATGTGGTGCATTTTTAATGTGTATGATCCAACCTTCTGGACGACCAAAATCTCCAGAAGAACGGAGGGCTGTTTTTACTTCATATTGTTTTGAGAATCTATATGGAGGTTGTGGTTTTTTAGTCTGAGATACACCTTCTAAACTTAGAATTATATCACCAGTTTGGGGATGCGGTATGGGGTAGTTATTTCCCTTTGAAAGATCCCACGCAATCATTGCGATAAAGCCTTCTTTATCGGTAAGACCCTGAACTACATCTTCAAGCATTGGCTGTCCATAAGTATCGCCAATTGGACGCTTGAGCATTCTAATTAGATAGTGTATGTATCTATACTTAGTTCCACCCACAGCTTCATCATAAGTGGGACTCCAGTTAGAAGTAAGTGGTTGTGTTCTATCAAACCATCTGTAGATGGACCACTCACCTTCGGGCATCTTATCTATATCACCATATAGATAGGCCCTGACATTATCGCGCATATTATACCAATCCACGAAGATCATCCTCCTCTATATTATCTTGACGTTCTCTCCCACGGTAGTATGCCGTGTTTGAGCTTTTTACACCGATCTGAGGACTCGCAGTTCCTTCGAAGAGACCTAACTCCTGAAGTGCTTTTTCTATACATTGCCTTAATGGACTTTTATCATCACCAGTTCTACTTATGCCCCAGGTAACAGATTGCCCCAGCACATTCCGACTGGTTAAGTATTTTTGAATATCTAGAGGGCCTCTAAGTATTTCATATGCTATACGACATGTAACATATCTAACGATCCAGAAATATATCGGATCCTCTGGGTTGGGTGTTGTTCCAAGCATACTTAATAGTTCTTGGCTAATGATTTGAATCTTCTTTAATAAATCATAATCATCGATCTGGATATCAGACCCGCTCATATCACTACTGAGCAACATTTTAATTGCATCTGGGGTTGCAAAAAGAGGACTCAGAGGTCCTGCAAATTTGATAATAGTAAATGCATTTCTTAAGCTGAGATCAGTAGATCTTGCTACTGCTCCCTGAGGTATCTCTAATGTATATTCGTAGTTCTCAGTAACTCCAGCACCAGTTTCAAACATCTGAAGTGTTAGTTTATGATTTGCAATAACTCTAGTTCCAATAGTTATTGAATGATCTGCAAATATATCTGTTTCAAAGGGGAGTTTAGTCTTCTTTACTTTTATCTCATCGATAAAACGATCTTGTATATTCTCATTCCAATAGAGAGCAATCTTATCTAGATACTCTATCCCCGCAGTCTTGTTCTGGGGAGCACTATATTCTATATACAGTTCACCAGACGACATTGGGTTTTCGTAGTAATATTGGCTTGGAACTCCAGTTTCAGGACCAACAATTAAGTTATTAGTATCTACAAAACTAACTATAGTATCTGGATCAGGAACAGGAGTAGGAATTTCTGCTTCAGGAACAACATCATATGTAACTTCGTTATTTACGATAGTTATATTATCTTCGGCATCAACTGATCCACCAGTGGTGAATCCCACTACGAAGTTTGTAGTGAGATATTCGTTAAGTAAATTCTTAACGCCGTTCGGACCACCTAGGATAATAAAAATATATTCAGTATGTGGCTTAAGAGCTTGAATTGGTTCAATAAATACTGAAAGATTATTTCCAGTTATTCTTCCACCAAGGACACCTTGTTTTCGGAAGCCGGCTTTTTCGTAGAGTTGGAAATAGTTTCCAACATTGATATCTGAGAAATAAGTAGTTCCTATTTCTGAATTAAAGTCAATCTTGACATACCCATTAAGAGGTATGTCAAGTTCTTGACCATGGGGTGATGTAGTTACAACAGATAGAGCCATTTACAAACAGCAGTTACTCTGCTGTTTGTAGGATATCTACTATGATAGCTATGTACTCCTTTCTATTTTCGCTTGCTTCTTCTAATTTCTTCATAGATACAAGATCAACTCGCTTAAAGCCTTTGATCATATTTCTAAATTCAGAAATATCAGTAGTCAGGATGAACTTAAGAAATTTCTCTCGTATTGTTGGCGACGACTGAGAAGCTTTATCTAAATCAAAGCCAGTTTCGACTTCGATATCTTTTGATTTAGTTTCTTCATCAACAGTAATTTTGCCACTTCTAAGACCGTTCTGGATATCTTTATTATCGATAGCAGTAACTTTAGTAGGATCTACCGCTACAGCAACTATACCCGCTAAACGATTTAACAGGACAGAACCACTATTCGTCTGCCAGATAACTTCCCGGTCTGCAAGACGAAGCACTCTCTCCCCGGGTTTGATTTTACCCTTCTCTTTTACAGCCTCTGCTCTATTACCGTCTGATGTAAGCTCTACTAGCTTTGCTACATCTTCCTTGCTAATCTGAATCCTTCCATGTTTAACACCATTCAGTAATTCAGTAGCTGCCGCGGGTGTGGTAATTTCATGTTCAATGTCTTTGATGGGTGGTTCATCAAGGGAACTGAGACGGATACCTCCGCCTTCAAAAAGAGGTCCCGTTGATTCATTAAGATTGATTTTGATTTTTGGCATATGTTAGTTAATAGTGTTTTTGTTAGTTCTGTGTCAAGGTAAAAAAAAGCCCCCCATTTCTGGAGGGCTTTTCGTTTTGGATGTTAACCTGGATTAGGATGGCCAGGAAACTCCACCGACAGTGCTTGCTGCAGTAATCGCACTGAGCGATACGCTATTAGTGTTCTCAAACACATAGCTGCGATCGATTACGATGTTTCTAGCAACAGCCACACCACGTCCCTGATACACAGGAGCCAGGCCCCAACGAGACTTGAACTTGATGTATTGGATTTCTCTTTCTACATCTTCCCATTCTTCAGTTGTAGGACCCTCTCCCTGGAGGATTACACCAGTTCTTTCTGGATCGATGAAATACAGGTTTGTGATGTATTTCTTCGAAGAAGAATCTTGTGCCCAAGGAATATAAGGAGTAACGATTACTCTCAGTCCACCTGGCCAGAAGTTACCTGGAGGGATATTGAACGTAGCTCCCCAAGGAGTCAGACTTGTAGAAGCAGGAGAGATTCCGAGCTTACCATAGACTGGATCCAGAGCATTGTTAGGAGAGTAGTAGCCATTAGCTGACTGACCACCAAGGCCAGACATCTTTTGTCCCCACATTTCACCAAATGGTCCAGTAACTCCAGGAGCAGCAGCTCCTTGGCGTCTTGAGCTATTCAGTGCGCTCTGTACGTTAGAACCCTGGATAACTACCTCACGCAGTTCTGGGTTAGTAGCAAACATTTGCCATGCAAATGGATGCATCAGAAGAACGCTATAGTTGAATCCCATAGAGTTACCATAAGCCCACATTGCCATAAGGTCATTGAGAGACATGGTTCCATTGGGGTTACCATCAATACCGCGGCCTTCAGTGATACGCTTTTCAATACCAGTGGATGGGGCGGCGTTATTGAAGATGGTTACGCCCATCTTGTTCAAGAGGTTCATACATGCATATTCTTTGTGGATTACAAAGCCATCTGCAATCTGAGTCAGAAGGAATCCAAGAACTCCCCAGTTGTCAGATTCACGGAGTTCGCGAGTCATACCAAGCTTAACACCATATTTCTTGATGTCTAGAGCGATACGATACGCTTTATCCATGATAGAAGAACCTACTTCCGGATAGGTTTCTCCATCACCGACTTCTTCGATCTCAATAGGACCGATCGTACGGATGTTAACCTGGCTTTTCTGACCAGTATAAGGAATCGTACGGAAGATCTCAGAGGAAACGAGGATCTGAGGCATGATGTAATTCTTCATTACAAGCTCAATCGCTGGATCCCAGATGAATGGGAAGTCACGATGAGACAAGAAGTCATTCATCATTTCTTCGATCTTAGGAACCTTTACGTTCGAAGGAACGCTACCAGTCATAAGATCGTAGAGGAAACTAGAAGCCTGCGCATCAGCACTTGCCATCTCATAAAGAACTTTGTCTTTATCAGCCGGTTCGACTGCTTCGCCTACTTTGTCTGCCCACGACTTGCTACCATCTACCTTACGGGAGAGGAGTCTCTCTCCCGCGGATAGATTACCTGCAGCATCGTATTTAACCGATTCTCTACGATAAGCATCGGTACCGAAAATTTTACTGATGGAATCTAGCATTTCTTAGTTACTCCTTATTCCTCTTTATTCCTTAGCTGATTACCGCACAGGTATCAAACAGCACTTTAACCATACCGTATGCACCATTGTTTACATCAGCTACGATCTCATTGATTGTAACGCCCACACTGCGAGCTTTACGGATCTGATAGATGAAGTCAAAGAGACGTCTAGTCAGACCACCGGTATTAACTCCAGGGAACTGGAAGCCAGGCATACCATCTACTTTTGCTAACAGATCAGTATTGACCTTATTAGTCCAGCTAATGATACGACCAAACTTAGTTGGGTAAGTTCCAGATGCAGTAAGGATCAGTTTACCGTATCCATCTACTCTAGGAGTAGCTTCGGATTTCATTAGGCTCATGTCATCGATGAGCATAAACTGATGCTTTCCTACAACAGCACGATAACCAGCGTCTCCACCAGGAGCACCGTTTGGAGTGTTGATTCTAGCAGCATCCTTAAGAACATAAGGAATATGCAGAACACCCTTACGACATACTGAGTATGCATAAGTATTCAGACGATAAGTCATGTTTGAGCCAGCGGTCTCTCTCATGATTTGACCCGAGACAACACCGATAGGAGTCTGGGATGCGGCTCTTTGTAGAGCTACAGTTACGTTAATGTCGCCAGAAGCGGCAGTTGCACCACTTGACAGTAAACGTTCAATAGTGACGTCAGCTGTAGTTACATAGTCATCGACTGCAGCAGTTGAGCCGTTGCATGGAACGATAACTCCATCGAGAGTTCTATCATAACCATAGATCGGATGATCTGCACTGGCATACATCGGATTGCTGGAAATGTTAAGAGCATGAGCAAATTGCCCAGTTCCACCTAGACCAGCAGACGCATTGTAGCCACCCCCGGCAGATCTGAGGTTCTCAGCTGCAACGACAGCACCATGTGGTATTGTATAACCTTCCTGATCCTGAAGAGTTACATATTGTGCAGGTAGGAACCTGTGTGGACGATATGCACCATACTCCATCCAGTTTTGTTCGAGGACAGTTTCTAGTCCGTCGAGATACGTATAACGCCCGTCTTTAAGTTCCCTGAGTTGCTCCTCTTGGAACGCGGTGCCATTAAGATCTAGATAATCACCTGTAGCCATTCTTAAACCTCTTGATTTTTACTTATTCCTTATTTGTTTTTTCTGAAGGGCGAAAACGACGGAGTCTTCTCGCTATCCTTCGGTTTGCTTTCTTTAAGCTTCAACTCTGCTTGATCAACAAGACCTTTCAGACGAGTAATCTCAAGATCACGTTCAGTAAGTGTTTTTTGAAGGTCTTCTACAGAAGGCTTAACTTCTTGCCCGTCAGTACCAGGTTTGGGTTCTGTCTGAGGTGCAGGTTTAAGGGCTTCGAATGCTTGCTTCACAGCGGCAGCAATCATGTCCTGCATATCTTGTTTTGTAAAAGTTTCTTTAGAATCAACTGCTGGTGCCTGAGCTGGAGTTCCAGCAGGAGCTGCATCTGGTTTTGCGATTACTGAGGCAGCAATCTTATTGATTGCGTCAGTCTGAGCAATCATTGCTGTCTTGATTTCACCAAAAGCGGCAGTCATCTGCTTAATAAGTTCTTCGGACATATCCTCTGAGTCTCCTTGGGGTTTACCATTAACGGCTTCCCTCATATCGGCAGTAACAGTCACGGCACCGCCGTAACCGATATCTTTGAAGATATAATTCAATGGTAGATCAGTACTGTACTCTGCATCTACTACATCACGAATGTCCATTCCGCTATCGATACTATCTTTATTAGTTCTAGCATATGCTTTTAAGAACGATAGCATGTCCGCAGGACTGGTGACCAGGCTCACTTCGCGGAATCTAGCAATATCTGTTTCTAGGTAACAGAGTTTTTGATCATAAACTAGACCGGGCTCATGTGTGCAGTCTTCTGTATCTTTTTTTGCTTTGGTATGAGTTCTCCAATCATATCCACAGATAGAGCACTTGGCATTGGAAGTTCTAAAACCAATAGATGTAGTTATGTTGATGTGGTTGGCAATCTTATCTGCTTCTTCTCCTTCTGGAATAAAGAAGCCCACTTTCATTAGTCCGGATGCCTTCTGTCCATCGGGATATGTCCATTCTCCAGATTGGAAGACGGCATCGTAGACACGACCCACCGCATCAGATGGATCGGAGAACATATCATGATGTTTTAAAACAGGCGCAGGATACGGATCATAGAATGAACTAGCATTCTGTTTGAAAGATTTATCGGAATATTTACGAAAGTTAGAGTTAACATAACCCGAATGACTTCCATCATTAGCTACAACGAGACCTTTTAGTCCCATTGTATCTATGATCTTTTTGACCTTCTCAATGATCTTAACATCAGCCGGATCTGCTTCTGTTTTGTATTTACTCTGGCGAGAGATATAGAGCGGAATTACACTCATAAGCTATTTAGTCTATATTGTTAACTTCATCAAGTTCCTGCGTACTTAATTGATCTTTTTTGCTCTTACCAGCTGTGGTTTTTTTACCGTGTTGATTCGAAGGTGAAATTTGACTGGACACTTTGTTACTAGCATTGGTTCCTGGATCAGTCTTCGTTGGCATAATCTCAAAGAAGTATTTATCCTTGAGCTTAGGATCTACGGGCATATCTAATTTTTCCCTAAATTCACCATGACTAATACCACTAGTTTGGAAGAGAGTAATAAGATGCTGTTCTGATGCCCTCTTTTCTTCACGGTCAGCTTCATTAAATCTAAATTCTATAGGACACGGATCATATACTTTAGAGCCACGGTAATTAGCTACATTTCTATTGAAGAACTCATCGAAGAAGAGTTGCATACCATAAGCATAAGAGTTTGCCAGATCGTTTATGTAACTGTAGGTGGACTTCTCCACTGTCTCTGACGTCTGACGACCAACCCCACCACCATTACCGGTAAAGAGATCAGATACGCCTGCTCCCTTCTCGATTCTTTCACGGAATAGTTTGTGAAATTCTATGAGGTTTGGGAATGCCCCCTGTGGTCCTTTAAGCTGGACATCTACGATATCACTGGTAATTAAAAATCCATTACCTTCCATCTTCTGGATCTGATCTCTTAAATGTCGAGTTTCTATTAGTATCTGTTCTGCAGTCATTCCCTCACGTTTAATTGTTCCATGAAGGAACGGATGACCATATTGATACGAAAGAAGTAAGATATCATCTTCAATAGATCTCAATGCAAGAACGTCATTAATGACTGGATATAGTGGAGGTATAGATATGGCATTCTGTGGCATATCTATATATTTAATGTGATTTATCTCATCTATATCTATTCTCTCATCGGGTTCTTCTGGTTGATAGAATACATTAGGTGCATATCTAAAAAACTTACCCATAGGACCATAGTTGGATGGCGTCTGCATCTGTTTTTTAATTTGCTTTTCTATATCTCCTCTTTTACGAAGACCTCGTTTAGATACATAATACATCTTCTCTTGATTATCTCTGTTTAAGAGAACAGACATAGACAGAGGATCCATAAAATTCAATTGAAGGATGTTCTCTGAATCTCCAATTACCTTTCTAGTAAACTGATTACCATATAGAAGATAATCATGAAGAGTTCTTCTGATGAAAGTGTCAATAGTATGACGAGTTTCTCCTCTTCTTAGAAGCATATTAAAGCGATCAGTAAATTTATCACGACCACTCTTATCTACACTCTTGAAAGTAAAACCAACTTGCGTTACTAACTCTAAGAGTTTATTAATACTTCTATATATAATACCTTCTGTTTCCCAATACTTTTCCATTCGATAGAGATAGAAATCTGATATGACTTGAACACCCACCTCTTGTTTACGTTTAGGTAACTTGACGGTAGTATATATCGGATAGAAGTCTACTGCCGATGGTGAAGTGGTGAGACCTTTATAACCTTCTATTTTTTGTTCATCTAGTTTAGTTCTAACTAAACTACGTTCCATAGATACGAGATCCGCATCGATGATCTTACTAGAAGAACGTTTTAAAAATGGGATATAATCACGAATTGCCATCAGGTTCCTGCCGGAGGTATATTTCCAGATGCAAAGATATCAAATATACCTTTGTCTAGGCCATAAAGATCTAGATAAATTTGAGAGAGACTAGTCCCTGTGTACTCTTCCATTCGCCTTACGAACTCATCAGGATCTACTAATTTAGGCGGACCCGATGTGCCTTTTGCTATAAAAAGCGAAAGTGGAGCAGCACTCCTCAATAATTGAACTGTTTTTTCAGTTAAAGCTTCTCCAACATTAAAGAATTCACTGAATACATCCGCGGCTTCAGAACTATTGGGATCTACATTTAATGGGTCAGAACCCTCTAGAGTTTGAGACCACTCGTCTATTCTTTCTATAGGAACATTAGATCTATTCAATAGAGATACCAATCTATCAGCTTCAGAGTATTGCTGTTGGATAGTATCCCCAACTATACTATTAAGATAATCGTCCCCATCATAACAATCGCCGATTCCAACTAGGAGGTTTATTATTGCACCCAGTAGATTACTCAGCATATCCAGTATCTTGAATCTCATACCTCCCATCTTTAAATTTCTCACTAACTCTATGTTCTGGAAGTTGTTTTCGAACAGATCCATTGCCAACTGCACGATGAATATTTTAAACCATTCAATACCACACTTGAGAAGTGAAAGTATATCAAAGGCATAGAAACAATTATTTTGAACAGATGCATTTACTTCTGGATTTAGTAGGATACTATCTAAGCCTTCCTCTATGGGAGCAGTAGCTGCATCCACCAGGACTTTGGAGATAGTAGCAATAGTAGTTCTTACTTGTTCCATCAAATCTTTAAGAGGTATATTGAGACCCTTTACTTCAATTCCAATAGCCAGACTCTGTCTGATTGCATCTATGATGCCCTTCAGAAGAGCCAGTTGTGCTTTGAGAATTGCTACATCCTTCTTATCTTTAATCCGCTGAGAGTATTGAAAGAAGCTACTAATATCATCTGTTGGACAAAGTCCCTTCCCTCTAGCTACATTAGATAGTAGAACTATAAGATATATGATACAGCAAAATTCTTTAGAACTAAAGAATTTAGTAAGACCATTAACGGACGATACATATCCATCTAATTCTGAGAGTAAACTATCTACTCCATCCAGAACATTTTGCATCATAGATCCTATTGATTGTAGACCGCCAATATTTCCAATATTGGTAGCGAGAGTATCTCCAATATCAAATCCAGATATCTCTGTAGAAGCCTCTGGAGTGAGGCTTATGTTCGACATCGAATTATCTGTACCTAATTTATCAAAGAAGGCCTTAGGATCATTTGCTATCTTCTTTAAGTCTAGAGTATTTTGAGAACGTAAATTAGCCAATCCCTCAATACATCTTTTGGTAGAAGGATTGAGAACATCTTCGTGATCTTTGAGTTCTCTCTCTAATTGAGCAAGTGTATAATCGGTATCTTTTGTGCTTGATAAAACTCCAATTAGATTCTTTACATTCACTGAGTTTGTAATATTGGGTTTATCTGGAACTGAATTCTTTTGTACATAGAAATCAATTACCTGTTTAGCATAGTCAATATGTAACTCGCTAGAGTTAACAGGATTAGAAGGATCCACACATGGGGGTCCTTGATATAAATTATCTGGCTCATCATGTAGGGCTGCAGATAAACCTTGGGCCACACAACTAAACCACGAATCAACCAATCCCTGAGCTGCACTTCCAAGTATAGCTCTCTCGTCAAGAGTAGTAAGTAGTTGCTGTTGTTGTTTATTTGAAGTCTTTAGTTCTGCTGCAGTACGAGCTACTGCGTTCTTCATGCTAGCTCCAAGGTTATTAGGATCGCCTTCAGCTAAAATACTTGCGACTTCACTATTAATGAGATTTACAGTTGATCCAGTTTTAATATAGCCCTGTTTAAATCCGCCTTCGATTTTAAATGATTTTAGGAAATCGTCGATATTAGATGAGAGAGGATTACCGCCACTAGCTCGTTGTTGTATCTCCTGCATACGTAGAAGCATAGCGGATAGACCTACTGGCATACAGCAGGGTAGGAGATTGGCTGGATCGTCATCGTCTTTTAGAAAGCGAAATAGATTCAGACAATCGTTGGGAAGTGGTAATTTATCTTCGCATGGAAATCCAAGAGCGCGCTTAGCAGTACGTTCCGCGGGTGCCAGTATGGTTTGCGAAATCATTGTTCCTGCTGGAAATGTTCCCAGAAAGGGAATTGGTATAGATAGTTTTCCCAGAAAGAAATTACATAAACCACCTATGATCATATGGACTGCATACGCTAGACATAATCTAACCAATCTCCACAATAGCTCCGTTCCATAGCTATATTTATTTTTCGTCATCTTTTCTAATAGATAGAACAATAAATCATTATTTGTATCTTGTGGAGTAGATTGATTTAAGGTATCGGCAATTACCTGACTTCGAGGATTGCGTTGCGAGATAGATGTGATACACTCCATATGTTGAGGGGTAAGGATATCTACCGGACCAACTAATTCTTCGATAGCCTTTTGTATATGAGAAGGTATTGGACCACTATAGTCCATATCCGTCAGATGATAACTCAACGTTCCTTGTGTTTTGAGTATGAGATTAGCACTCTTAGTCCTTAACTGAGATACAAACTTTAGTGATTCAGTAATAATATTTTTTGCAGGAGTAGTCTCCAGAATAGTCTCTTCTGAGATATCTGGAGGAATTAATCTTTCTTCTTGAGCATTATATTCAAATTCCGAATCCCGTTCTGGTGGTGGTACATTGGGTTGATTAAAAAACTTTTCATTAGCCATTAGAATAAATCCTCTCTTCTTGAAGAACGGCTTCTGCCACCATAGTGATTTCTAAACGAACCACCATCTAACGATCCAATTGGATCGGATGTTTTCTCTACTCTACTTTCATAACCATCGGGTTTAAAAATATTATTGGGTGAATCCTGATCTTTTAAATATGCAGTTAGGACTCCCAATTTAGATTCAGGAACAGTAAGTATATCTTGCGTATGTGAATATCTAGCATACATAGCTAGAGCCAATGCCATGTGTTTATGTTGACCACCGCCTTTAGAGTAAATTGGTTCCTGGTTTTCGCCCATTCTATCCAATTTAAAGGCTCGCATCTCTGTAAGAATGCCTGTCTTTTCATCTTCAAAGGCAGGTAATACAAAATTACCAGATTTTAGAGCAGAACCTATTAATGATATCATATGATTCTTAACTCTAACTTTAACCTTTTTCTGCTCTTCTTTTTCAGTGAGGGTTCCCGCGAATGGTGAAGCAAGTTCTATCTTAGCGGTAAAGTCTATTGCCTTGAATGCGTTGTAAAGTTCTTTATTATCTTCAGATAGAGCTTTCTGTTGTATCATTTCAACCTGACTGGATCCATATCCTATATCAACATATATAAGATTAGGACGATAATCTTCCCAAATGCGTAGGATTGTCTCTACTGCTTTGAGTTGGGTAAATTGTTCGTTCGCAATAGTATCGATACGTGCAACTGCTAATTCATTTGGAGTCTCGACTAGATACACTATTTGTACACCATTTGCTGGAGAGTTCCAATCTACTCCGATAAATAATCGTTTCTTTTCTTGAAGATATTCTGCCCATAGTTGATCAGCATTCAAGAATGTAGTATATAGTTCTCCATATGTTTTTTTATTAGTTAACCCGTAGATCCTCGATGATCTTCTAACCGCATCATCAATATCATTCATTTGATATACTGAATCATGTTCAGTTCCAAATAATGCATTATATTCTCTATTATAAGTGGCTTCATCTGGACACAATACTCGCGCCATGGCCTCTTTTTCAGTAGTCCAGTTGGGTGACTGGGACGAACGGACATGATATGTATTAACTCTGGAATCCTGGGCCCACTGATAAAAGTTTCCGAAGGGACCTCTGGGAGTGGATGCTTGAATGATATATGGATTTTGCGTATTAACGATAACCCCAGTAATAGCATCAAGTGCTTCTTGTTTTATGTAATGTGCTTCATCAATTATAATTTTACCGTTGTGGTGAGAACGAATCTTCTCAACATTAGAGGAACATATAAAGAAAACAATTCTACTACCATTTTTAAATTGTATTGTATGTTCAATAGCAGAACGTTTACCTAGTGTTTCCTTTAAACCAGATCCCTCAACCACCTCATTAGCAACTTTGGGAGAGTTAGCTATCATGTTTTCTAGGATCTCATATAGGCGTTCTAGCTGAGACTTACCCGGAATATAGTAGAATATCTTTATACCTGGTTCTGTAATTACATCCCATAACATATTGGCACATAAGCTAACTGACTTTCCAGCACCACGACCAAACAACAAACACTTCATTCGATGTGGTTCATCGAGCATTTGTTTCTGATACCAGTGAAGCGTTAGTGCTTTGTCTTTGTTATCTGGATCATGTAAGTACGTCTCTGCCCAGAGACTAGGAGTAGAGTTTAGAACGAGTTCTTGGAATTCTTCATCAGTAAATTCGCCCGTCTTCCAGAGGTCTTTAAGTTGATTTTTAGTAAGTATTTGACCCATTTAGTTATATCTAACAACTGTTTTAATGTTGTCAAGCTCGTACTTCAATAAGTTATAGGATAACATTTTCATATGGCTAACAGAACTGATTCGATGGTCAATAGAGCTAGATCCTATTTTCGCGGGGGCGTCAACTATGTAGGTCATCAGTATAGACAAGTTCGTAGAATGGCAAATGATCCTCTTTCTAACTTACAAAGAGCTTTACCTATAGTGAGAGGATTAGCTTCACCATTGACAGCACATTCAACAAGTAGACATCGGACCCAAGCTGCTAAGGGTCTCCAAGCAATTTTTAATACCAAAACCGCTTCTGGTGCAAGTGGAATCCTTTACGGTCTCCAACAAAGACATGGTGATTTTACTAGAACTCGTAAGTTAGAGATGCTAGCAAAGCAAGCATATGGGCAATCTCAGAATAAAGGTCAAGTTTCTGCAAAATTAACTGATTCTATTACTAACGAATTACGTTCCCTGGGTGGAAAAGGAAAATCCATTTCAACTGCAGCCAACAGTGTTAAGAAGGAATTCTTTTCCAAACGAGGGATGGTTAAATCTCTACTTGCGGGTAAAGCTTCCAGTGCTCTGACAAATCCAAGGAATTACGTTATAGCCGGCCTGGGTGTAGCTGCAGGAAGAGGTCTCTCTAAGTTTGCTAAATATGGTGAACAGTATTATACGGAATCTATGGGTGCTGGTAAATACGGAACTGATAGTTCTGGTATGCTTGGTCCTGCTTCTCTACAAGGTATGAGATTTCAAACTATTAGACGGAGTAGATTAATTTAATGTCACTATTTGAAAGAACAGGCGGACAAGTTTCTAATCTTAACTTCTTCTTTGCAGGACGCCATGCCGCGGGTGGACTTGGTGATTACTATGAACAAATAGAACAAGAACAACAATCAAATCTTGTTGAAAGAGCCGGCACTCTTGCAGTATTACGGACCGGTCTATATGGAGCACGTAGATCTCTCTATGGGAAAGAGAGAGCTGGACGTTTCTTTAGTAAGGAAACATTTGTTCCAAGCTCTATGTTAAGTATGAGGAACTTCGATTTTAATATATCTAAAAATGAAATTGTAGATGGTTTAAAGACTGGGAAAAAGTTTAAACAAAGGGTATCTTCTAAACGCAGTAGTCTTGCAGCGAAAGCTCAATTGGGTTATCTTCTATTTGGTTATGAAGATTACGGAACACCCGGTGAAGATATAGTATATAACTCACTAAAACAAATTGGTGCAGTTGGTCTGATGGAAGCAGGGGAATTCATGTGGAATTCCAATCTTTCCTTATCTACAAAACTAAGAGAGAAGGTAACCGGCGGTTTCGATAAAATATCACCCATAACTCCAACCCAATCCACAACCGAAGCGCGAGCTACTAGTAAGCCAAAGAAGATGCGAGTTAGTATTTCTAAAGAAGAAGTAGATTGGTTAGATAAAGCCTCAAATGGAAGATATCGTGATTTCTTTAGAGAAAGAAGAATAGAATATTTTCAGGAAGTAGTAGGCGGCAAGCGTGTTAGTTCCGGATCCATCCAACGAAGCCGACGTATTAAACAAGGTCGTTCGTTAGGAGCCAACGCACCACTCACCCCTACCGGAAGAACTGTATCTGATTTTGATATAGATCCAACTGCGTTTAGAAAGGCAAAGAGACAATCGTCTGGAACCGAAAGACAAGCATATGAATACATCCAAAAGGAGTCTTCTCGTCCTAAGAGGGAGAGACGCGCTAGGTTAAGAGAAGCTAATGTTAATAAAATAAGACAGAGGGAATTATCTTTTTCTAGCTCACAAGCAAGATCTCCTGATTCAGATTTGTTAGCTAGATCAATGAGACGTGGAAAATCTTCTGTAGCTAGGCTTGCATCGAAGGCGGGCAGAAGGATCGGAGCAGTAGCATCTGTTGGATTGGCATTAGGGGTAGTAGCCGCTCCATTCGTTGGAAATGCAACTAGACAATTTAACCATACACTTAATCGAGCCACTAGTGCTTTAAATTATGATTTTGGAGATGGTATGGCAAATATTAATGCTGGTGCCCAGACAGAAAGACAGAGAGCACTAGAAGCTATAGCAAATGCTAATATGAATGCCCGCTCCATGTTCGATTCTACTGCATCTCTTTATCACTAAAAAAGCAGACCACGATCTCTAAGATCAGTAGTTACATCTCTGCTTCTGGCATATGAGCGTTTCTTATTATTCATCAAAACTTCGTTAATTTGTTCACCCCTATCTATAGATGAAGTGTTTGTGGATCTTCCTCGTGAAAGTCCTGAGAGATTTAGTTCCATTGGACTATTATTAGTTTCTATATCCGCGGATCCATATATCCTATTTCTAGATGGTGAAGAAGTCATTGGTGCTATCCTGGCCTTTTTTGCACCGCTATTTGAATTTAAACCTAAATAGGAATGTCCATCAGTTGAATTATCTAGATTTTTTAAATGGGTTTCGAGTTTCTTAAAACTAGTCTTGAGTGCCCTCTCATCTGCATTCTCTTCGACAATCTTGAACAGACCGGGTCGCTGTCTTACTGCTTGGATTCCATCGTATTGAGTAGAATAGTGTACTCCATTCTTCTGGTATTTCATTATTCCAGTTACTTCATTTACTATTCTTTCGTTTCTTACACTAGTAATACCTCCAGAATACTGGCGATTTGCTCGTTCTGCTAATCGAGTTATATCAACTGATTCTGGATTAACTCTTTTCGCAGCATCGTCGATCTTGGCTGATAAACGAAGACGATCAAAAGATCTATTCTGAAGAGGATGGTCGGTTGGTGCAGCCCTAATAAACTTCTGTCTTTTTACACTAAAATCAGGCGAAGGAATAGGCTTAGCAAGACCCATTCTATTACTAATATCTTTACCTAAATTAGCAGCTTCTCTTCTTAGTTCATTACCTGTGACTCTGTTAATGGTGTTAGTATGCGATACTGCCGCGGATGCTGCAGTGGATCCCACGTCTCTTATAATTCTATTAGCATCATTTACTGCATGTCCTAATGTAATATCTGTTACAGACTGTGCCCGGGGTAGTCCCCCAGCTTGTCTTTGTGCTCGAGATAGATTATGACGACTGGAGTCATTAATCCATCTCTGAACTACATCAAAACGAAATCCACCTCTTTGTGATATTTCTTTAGCGAGAGTATCGGGACTCTTTTTTATAATGCCAATTATTTGTTTAGCTCGAACACGAGGAAG